ATAATTCTAGGAATGGTTTTCATAGTTGTCTCCTCCTGATACAATACTATTTATTTGACAAGTACTTTTGTATTGCCAATAGAGTTTCGAGTGGTATCCATGTTGGTTTTTCATCCTCAAACTGAACCTCGACTTCAGTATAAGTTTCTCTATGAAAAATACTGTAACTCTCTCTAGTGTTTTTAACTACACTAAAAGGACTAATCATTCGGATGCTCTCCACTCTTTTCTCATTTTAACATATATATCGTTTCTCGCCACAATATCTCGTACTCTTTTGAAAATTGTTGCGGAATGAGCATATTTACTAGTTGCGTGGTCTTTTTCCTGTGGTAATATATTTCTCGTACCTTTTTTATACTTTCTTCCTGAGTTATGATTTGCATAACGTCTTGCTCTCGTAAATCCCATTTCTAAAAACTTTCGACACATATCCATGCCAATAAAGTCTTTCTCATCACGATAGTCAAGGTACATTGCGAATATCTTATTAGATGATTTTACGGCCTCGTCAGGGGTTTTAAATCTCCAATAATTACAAATATCGTGAGTATAAGGGCGAACCAGTAGAACTCCTTGCTCTCCCCTTCCAATACGATAAAGTTTACGAGTTTCCTCGTCTGTAAAATCAAGCTCTTTATAGTTGAGATCATAATTAAATTCAAGCATTCCTTATATTAAAAGAAAAAACAACACGTTCTGTACTAGATTGTACCACTTTACACTGATGTGTCAAGCAAGAGGGGAAGAAAACAATATCTCCTTCACTAACCTCAGGCATATATTCTATCACATTACCCTCTATAAAGTCAAGAAATGGAGCAAAGAATGATGTAGGACTGTGATCGTCTTCTAACTGTGCATAGAATATTGCTGAGTAACCTAAAGCTCCATGATTATGAAGTTGATGATAGTCTCCATGATTATATTTCTGACCCCATACATTTGTAATTTGAAATGCGTGTGGATATATGTCATCAAACTCTTTCAACGAAGGTTGTAATATGTCAAATAACTTATCAGCATATGGCGGTAGTTTACCCTCCTGATGATATTTAAAATAATCTGTCTTATGTCCGTCACCATCCCCAGTGTCAAGCATGTTAATAATTTCTTCTTTATAATCACTCCAGTTGTCAACAGTATGTGTGAATACTGGTATCATAAATGCTGTGTCACTATTCATGTATTCTTGCCTTTGCGTAATGCTTCGTTTTCGTATGGTATTGTACCATCTGGTTTCACAACATAACAATGATACCAATATGTGTCATCACTAACCTCATCCTTGCGAGGAAAATAATCATTCACAAAATCAAATGCGATGTCTTCGTTTCTAAATTCAATGTATCCATAATACTTACTCTCTAATGTAACAGCTAGTTCTGCTGGAACTTCTTCATCAATCTTATAGTAATCAACCACAATCTTCTTTGCATCATCTGATGTTACTTCTAATCTTGGGTTCTCCCAATATACTAGAGCACCAGAAATAGTTGAAGCATATGCTTCAATTTGATCCCAGTTTCTAGCACTATCAAATGTCTGTATGTTCTGCATTGGTTTTCTCTACTTTCTTTAATTTATAAGCAGCACTAACTCTAATACCATAGAATTCCCTGCTAACGTCTTCTGCACAATGTAAAATGTCTGACGGAAAGCACACTGCTGATCCTGGTTTAGGAAACACACAATCAAATCTACCATCATCTTGTACAAACATAGTTTTACCACCCCACATAATATCCCACACAGGATTACAGAATATTAGAAATGTGTAGTCAGCATCATCTTTGTGCATGAAACCATCTAGTCCTCTTGTATGTCCATTAACATAGTAATCAAGTATCTCATGTTCAAATGGTACAAGAATTTTAATCTTCTCAGGGATATCATTATCAAAGATAGCATGTCCCTTGACATCCATCTTCCAGAACTTCTTATGTGGTGCTGTATGATCAGCAGTAGCACCCCACTGCCATCTAGCACGACTGCAGATTCTTTCAATTTCCTGCATCTCTTCCTTTGTGAGAATAGTATCCCACGATTTAATATCAGATAATAAAGACATACTAATTTCTCATTTGTGCTTGTCGCTTAATAATTCCACAACGTACGTGGTCAAGTAAAGTTAAAGTGTCTCTGTCCAGCGTAGCAGTTAAGTCAGATCCTTTAAATTCATTATCTCTAATGTCTGACCTAGCTTCATGTATTTTAAAATATAACTTATTCATTTCAGTTATATAATATCTCATAGTAGGATCAGGAATTGAACTTTCTAACCAAAATGTGACACATTTTCTAACACCCTTGGTTACTGGTCTGACACCATGAATAAAATCAGATTGATAAATTAATATTCTACCTGGTTCTAGTTTCCTTTCAATCACTTCTGTTCCTATTTCCATGAAGTGTTCACCACCCTCATAATCATCATTTAATGTAATAACAGCAGTGTAATCAGTTCTATTACCCCACATGTTCCAATAATCTACATGAGAAGCATAATGTTGTCCTACCTCATATTTTAACATATAACATGGACTACATTTATTAAGTGGATGAAGATCAGATATAGGAGATTCTTTTATAACTTTAGCGATAGCAGCGTTTGCCATCTTGTTCAACTCAATATCTTCTTGCTGTGTATTATCTTTATATTCTTTTTCTTTAGGACCTGTGATAGCACCATCAACAAACTTACCAGCATCAAACAGACTAAGTATCTGTCTTAATTGATTATGGTCAAAGAAATCATACTCATATATCATTGTTGTTGCTCCGCTAGAGTTTGAAGAAGTGCATCTACAGCTTTCTTATACTCCTCAGTAAGATTAGGTAAAGGAGCACACATGTTAAGAACTTTATCATAACTAATCAAAAATGATGTATCACATGAGAATTTCTTCCATGGTTTAAATGCTACACCAACTTCATTGTTTTGCGAAGATCCTATTTCTTCTAACTTAAAGGGATATATCATATTATAACATATTTTTCTCTCAACACCATCAACTACTTCAATATGATCTTTTAGGTTAGCAATCACCTCCTCTCCCGTTTGCAGCGTGAGAATGAGAATATTTAATTGTTCCATAATTTAGTTAAACGTTGTTTTCTTGAATTTTCTTTAATAGTGCGTCTAGTTCGTCTTGTGTGCTTACATATTGATCACTGACATTTGCAGGTGCAAATATAACATCAGGATTCTTAAGTTTAAAGTTAGATGCAATTGTCATTACAATTCTTTTTGCATATTCACCATATGTTGATGCAGTATATGTTCCAAACTGATCAATGGTATCTAGATATGCTTTACCTGCATTTAGGTCATCACCATTTGCATCTTTCAAGGATATAAATGTTGCATATGCTACTGGATTAAATGGAAACTTAACATCATCAGCATCTTGACCATCATAATCCTGTGGTATAGATCTTAACTTAGCTCTATATGCTGTCCACTGTGCTTTTAAGTCAGCACTAATTTCAGCATCAGGCATTTGTGTCCAATCACAATCTGAAAGAAGAAAGTTTCTAATCATTCTAATACCTTCCCAAGATACTTTATTCCATCTACCATACTCATTGTATAGTTTTTCTTGAATAGTTTCTTGCTCAGTGTCTTGATATTCAAAGTATTTCTCTTTGATTGTCTCAGATATTTGTGCTACTTCTGATTCAGTTGGTTCTACCCATGAATATGTCTTCCATTTTCTCTCTTTAGTTGCACGATCATACACATACTTTTTCTTTTCAATACCATATGACCCATCACTGAAGTAATTCAAGTGAATCAAACGGTCTTTATCTGATGTCCAGAATGGATACAAAACATTCTGAATATTGGCATTCCAATACTCCTCGTCAATAATTTGCGTCTTTCCATCAACGATAATCATTCTTTCTAATGCATTAATTTGCACTACTACACGTATGTCTGCCATTTGATTAGGGGATTTTAATGAACCAGCCTGTTGCAATATATTTATCATGGGTGAAGACTGTGTTTCCACGATGAACATGTGTCATTCCTGCTGGCCAGATCAGTAATGTACCTGTTTGTGGTTTGTATCTCTTCTTTTGATACAAGAATTCTGTTTCTGCTTCACCATCTGGCATATCATTTAAGTATACCATCCATGCTAACTCTCTGTTTGCTGCTCTGAAACTAGAGTTTTCATAATGCCAAGTATGATAACCACCTCCAACTGGAGTTTTCTGCACTTTTAAACCAATAGATGACAATTTAACTCTATTGATATGGTCAT